TGCAGGACCAAGTTGAACCAATTCTAGACATTTTTGATTCTTGTGTGAAAACAAAATTTGTAGCTGGTAATTTGCAAATCGCTGGGGAGACAGAACGGAAATTTCGAAAGTTGACAGCACTGGAAATGATTGACGATTATTTTGATTTGACAGTGTTTGATAGTACAATGTACAATACTGGACTGCGACGCAGTTTAATCACCCAAGCCACTAACAAAATTGTGGTATACACTAAACCATGATAGCAACCATTGTAATACACGACGAGACCAATTGCAAAGTTGAAGGGCTGTCAGTGCAGACGAGACGCACACTAGCCAATAAGTTCAAATTTGAAGTGCCCTACGCTAGACATTTACCCAGTGTGAAACTAGGGCGGTGGGATGGGCGTATAGCCTTCTTTCAACTCAGTGGCACTACCTATGTTAATTTGCTGCCTGAAATTGTTGACATTTTAATCAACGAGGGCTATGAGCTGGAACTCAGTGATAGGCGTAGTTACAATCGCAGTTTTGAATTTGGTCTAGTTGAGGAAGGATTCTTTGAGGGTGTGACTTGGCCTAAAGGCCATTTGCATGAAGGCAAGCCAGTACTGTTGCGAGATTACCAAGTTGGTGTTATTAACAGTTTGCTGGCTAATCCGCAGGCATTGGTCAGTGCACCCACTGGATCAGGCAAGACCATTATCACAGCAGCCTTAAGTAAAAACATCGAGCAATATGGTCGCAGTATCGTAATTGTGCCTAGTAAAACACTGGTACAGCAAACTGAAGAAGATTACAGACTATGTGGACTAGATGTTGGTGTACTGTATGGCGACAGAAAAGAGTATGATAAAACACATACCATCTGCACCTGGCAAAGTCTAAACGCTATTTTTAAACGCACCAAAGCACACGAAGCTGTAGTGCCCATTGATGAGTTTTTGTCGGGTGTCACTGGTGTTATAGTTGACGAGTGCCATGGAATTCGAGGTGACGCACTAAAAGGCTTGTTAACAGGCCCCATGGCCGGCATTCCCATTCGCTGGGGACTAACTGGTACTATTCCCAAAGAGGACTTTGAGTTTTTTGCGCTAAAGATCAGCATTGGCTCAGTAGTAGACTCACTTACTGCACATGAACTGCAAGAGCAGGGTGTACTAGCCAACTGCCATGTACATATCAAACAGTTACAGGACTATAGAGAATTTAGAGACTATCAAAGCGAGCTCAAGTACTTGGTAACTGACCAATCTAGATTAGAATTCTTAGCCAAGTTTATCGAATCATTACGCGATACAGGCAACACACTGGTACTGGTAGATCGCATTGCCTGCGGTGAGGAACTAGCTAAATTGATTCCCAATAGCTCGTTTATCAGTGGTGGCACCAAAGGCACTGAACGTAAAGCTGAATACGCTGACATTCATGTCAGCGATGACAAGATACTGATTTCCACATTTGGACTAACCAGTACCGGTGTTAACATTCCCCGAGTGTTTAACTTGGTATTGTTAGAGCCTGGAAAGAGTTTTGTCCGTGTGATTCAAAGCATTGGACGCGGTGTGCGAAAAGCGCACGATAAAGATTTTGTGAACATATATGACGTCACCAGTAGTTGTAAATTTTCCAAACGGCATTTGGCCAAAAGAAAGACCTACTACAGTGAAAGTCGATACCCTTATTCACAGGACAAAGTAGAATGGAAATAATATGAGAATACTGACCCTTAACAACCTGCCGTTTCACATGGCCAACATACCCGACGAAGTTGATGATTTGAGATTTTGTGTGCTGGACAACAGCAACCCCAAAGACCCAGATCACTACTTTATTCCTTTAATTTTTATGGAGAGCTTTAACAGCCCGGCACTGGTGCTGAAAATCAATGGGAATGAAATCTCTGTACCGGTGGATTGGCAAATACTAATTGGTGAAGCAGAATTTGGCGACCTTGAGGTTATTCCTGTAACATCACTAAATGATCGAGGCTTTAGTGCTTTTGTGTTCAATGCGCTGACCAGCTTTAGGCCTGAATTTAAATTGATTGACGTGGTAGACATTTATCAAGACATCAAATGGTACGCGCCCAAACTCAAGCCTGGGCAAATGCTAAGTGTACCACTGAACGACGAACCTGATCCACCTTGTGTGTATTTGGTAAAAGAACTCAGCAGGCAAAGTGAAGTTGTAGACTTTGGGAAAATTTGGTAATGGCACGAGCAACCCCTAAATTAGAATTAAATCGTGTCTTGGCTGCACTAGATGCTAAAGATCGAGATTTTTATGATAATTTAACCGAGGACGAACGCAAAGGCCTAAGCCCGTTTCTCATGCTACGTTATGCTAGTGTAGTAGATCACTCAATGCCCGAAGTGGCAGAATACGTACTTGAAGCCACAAATAGGCGAGTGAATCCACATTTCCTTGACCTAAAGGATCATCCCAAGCTACAATGGCTGTTGTTGACCACTACCAGCATGGGCATGGGCACTATGCGACATTCATGGATCAAGCCACTAGGCGGTAAAAAGTCCAGCAATGATCGTTTGCGTAATTTTTTAGCAGAACAATTTCCATCAGCCAACAGTGCAGAATTAGACATACTGCTTGCTACTAATTCTCAAGAGGATATATTAGAATATGCCGCCAGCCTTGGCTATCAAGAAAAAGAAATCAGTAAACTTGGTTAACTGTAAATTTTGCAATAAGAGTTTTACTCGCGAGTCAACACTAAGTGTTCACTTATGTGAACCAGCTCGGCGTCACCGTCAACGTAATGAAACTGGTGTACAATTTGGATACAGAACTTGGACTAAATTTTTAGAGATCAATACCAACAAGCGTGACTTAACTCATGAAGAGTTTATTGCTAGTCCATTTTATACAGCGTTTGTGAAATTTGGGCAGTACTTGGTACAGATACGTTGTGTCAACACTGAATCATTCACTGAATACATTTTGCGGTCCAAAGTCAAAATAGACAATTGGACTCGTGACGAGCACTATGCAGCTTGGTTAGTTAACTATATCAAACGTGAACCGGCAGATCGTGCAGTTGAACGCAGTGTAGAAACAATGACACGTTGGGCAGCAGAAACTGGGAAAGAATTTAATGATTATTTTGCACAGGCCAGCTCTAACTTGATAGTTAGAGACGTAGTCAATGGGCGCATGAGCCCTTGGGTAATATATCAAAGCCATGGTGGTAAAGAGTTTTTGTCTGGAGTTAACGAAGAACAAATGCTGTTGCTGCTGCAGTTTATTGATCCCGGTTGGTGGACCAGTAGGTTCAGCAACCTGGCTGAAGATGTAGATTTTGTAAAAATGATTTGTGATAATGGCAGCATCTGATGGATATTGATTTAGACTTTGGAGATCGAGAGTTGGTACTAAGTAAGATTAGACATGTACCTGCTGCCATGCTCAAAGACAATCGATTGGTTCGACATGTTAGCGGAGTATACGTTAATGATATTCCCCGCAACAGCGTTAGTGGTACTGCTGCAATAGAATATCATCTAGCTGAACAATTAGGCTATGTTAAACTGGACTTTTTAAATGTTAACCTATACAAGCAGATACAAAGTCCACAGCAGTTAACTGAATTAATGGACAGGACTCCCCCGTGGCATCAATTACGGGATCCTGAATTTTTCAGTCAACTAATACACATTGGACGACACTACAGTACCATGCGACAAATGCCCGAACCTATTGATACTATTGAACGCATGGCCATGTTTTTGGCTGTGATTAGGCCTTCAAAACGGCACTTGATAGGGCAACGCTGGTCTCGGGTCGCACAAACAGTATGGAATATTGACCAAGATGGTGCATACGGATTTAAAAAAGCTCATGCAATTTCCTACAGCCACTTGGTAGCAGTTAACATGAATTTGCTAGACCTTGCGGACTAGTATTACACTGCGTCGTTTGCTTTTTTGCGATGCTGATTCTTTAAGACTCACATAAGGGCCCTGCACTATCTCAACATTTTTACTGTTGAGAGTTTTTAGTGTAGATTTAAATACAGCCCAGTCAGTCTTTAAAAACAAATTGATGGGAATTTGGCGGTTGCTGCTCCACCACCATGTTTCGCCTAGTTCTAAAAATGTCAGCCTTTGATCTGCTGCTACTGATTCAAAGTCGTAAAATGAAACTACACTGTCGTCGAGGTTTTGAATGATGCCTAGATAATCTCTGTTAACATAAGTTAATAAAGTCAAAAACGGGCATTGGTCCAAGAGGTTTTTTCTTTCTTCGGGTGCCATAAATATGTAATAACGGAAATCCTATGCAAACACTTGCTTGCTATTTATATCCAATATTACTGGAGTGTCAAGTAATAGTTAATGAATCAACAACAACCAGGTACCCTATTGTGTATGCAAATAGAATAAAACTCTACAAATATGCCAACAACCAAATCAAGTTGTTGTTTAAGAATAACGATCAAAAAAGTGTTGATTTTGCGGGGTACACGGTGCAATTCAACATATTCAAAAATCGAGACAGTGCTGCAAAATCTGTTGCTTACACTATTCCTGTGCCGTCAGGATTGACTCCTGCTCCAGTTTACAATACTGTACTCAGCATAAACAACATACTAGATGATCTAGAACCGGGGCTGTACAACTATTCTATTAATGCCACTAATGGGGCAAACGGTGACGTTGTAATCTATAGCGATGATAATTATTCTGTTGTTGGCGAGTTGGAAATAGCAGTTAGACAACAAATTACAGTACAGTCAACAGTGCTCGCACCGGTGTTAGGCGTATCCAATGCCGCTGCTGTCAACAGCACACTACACACCTTTCAATTCAATTACAGCAACTTTACTGGTACTGTAACTTTTCAAGCCAGTTTGGATATTCAGCCCAGCAGTTGGTTCACTTTTGCCACTGTGACTCCCGTTGCTGCCAACACCAATGTACTTTACAACTACACTGGATCTTATATTTGGGTGCGTGTTCTAGTTACTACAGTGTCAGGAACTATAAGCAAGATACTCTACTTGAGTTGATTTTTCTCTATTTTTGCTGTATAATTGCTGGATGCAAAGTATCGAGCAGATTGTTAGATCCCACCTACCTCGAACTAAAACATCAGGCGAGTGGACCAGTCATGACGCTGTGTGCTGTGCACACCGTGGGGAAAGCCCAGATCGTCGAGGACGCGGCGGCATTAAATTTAACACTGACGGCAGTTTTGGCATCCACTGTTTTAACTGTGGGTTCAGCACTGGGTGGAGGCCTGGACAGCTATTGGGATTCAAACTTAAAAAGTGGCTGTCGTGGCTAGGTGTTGATGCTACAGTAATAGCAGCACTTAATTTATGGTGCTTGGATCAACGCAACGATGCAGTAATACAAGAGGAACTGGAACGGCGCAGTGTTGACTTAAAACGCTATGCATTACCACCTAACGCAGTGCCATTGGATCAGTGTGAAGATGCGCGAATAGCGCAGTATCTCACAGACCGTGGGATTGACATTGAGCGTTATCCCTTTTATTACAGCAGTGAACGTACGGCAGATTTAAGTAATCGTGTGATCGTACCTTTTTATTATCAACGACAGTTGGTAGGCTATACTGCTAGATCCATTATGCCCACACAGCGAGTCAAGTATTACATGCAGGCTGATGCCGGTAACTTGGTGTTTAATTTAGATCGTCAAAACTATGAGCGCCGTGTAGTTGTTGTGTGTGAAGGCCCATTTGACGCACTAAGCATAGATGGTGTAGCCGTCATGCACAACGAGATAAGTAGTACACAAGCCCAATTGATACACGACCTACATAAACAAACCATAATAGTACCTGATGGTGATGCAGCAGGCTTTAAGCTAATTCAATCAGCGTTGGAATATGAATTTGCTGTGAGTTTCCCCAACTACTTGGAAACCTGCAAGGACATTAACGAAGCCGCTGTACGCTTTGGTGCAGTTTATGTAGTAAAAGACATACTGGCCAATACCGAAACCAATCCCACGCGAATTCGTTTGCGTGCCAAAAAATTTCAATCGCAATTTAAATGACAGAATTCAATACCGAAGTCCAGAGATTATTTTTAGAGTTCATGCTGAGTAATCCTGAGAACTATGTGCGTATTCAAAACATCTACAATCCTGAAAACTTTGATCGCAGTTTAAGATCGGCTGCCAAGTTTATCAAGGACCACAGTGACCAATACAGCGCACTGCCTGACAACAGGCAGATCTTTGCTGTAACCAATGTAAAGCTAGAGCCTGTAGCTGATATTAGAGAAGAACATGATCAATGGTTCTTAGACGAGTTTGAAAAGTTTACCAAGCAAAAAGAACTGGAGCGGGCAATTCTTTCTGCAGCCGACATGATTGAAAAAGGCGAGTTTGAACCAGTAGAACGATTAATCAAAGAAGCAGTGCAAATCAGCCTCAACAAAGACATGGGCACTGACTACTTTGCTGATCCCAAACAACGGCTAATGGCGTTGAAACAAAACAATGGACAGATCAGCACAGGTTGGGCCACGCTGGATCAAATACTGTATGGCGGAATGAAAAAGGGCGAGCTGAATATTTTCAGTGGTGGATCGGGATCGGGCAAGAGTTTGATCATGCTGAACTTGGCCATTAACTGGGTACAGGCTGGATTGAGTGGAATTTATCTAACACTGGAATTGAGTGAAAATCTCTGCTGTCAACGAGCTGACAGTATGATTACAGGTGTAGCCAACAAAAACATTTTCCGTGAACTAGATGATGTTGAACTCAAAGTCAAACTAGCTGGTAAAAAGGCTGGAGACTTTAGAGTCAAATATTTTCCAGCACAGAGCACAGTAAACACATTTAAAAGTTATGTACGTGAACTGGGCATACAGATAGGATTCAAGCCCGACTTTGTCATCGTTGACTACTTGGATTTGATGATGCCAGCTGGTGTCAAAGTTGATCCAACCAATACATTTATCAAAGACAAATACGTCAGTGAAGAACTGCGTAACATGGCCGAAGAACTGCGTACTGTGGTAGTAACTGGATCGCAGTTGAATCGCGGTGCAATCGACGAAATGGAATTTAACCACAGTCATATTAGTGGTGGCATTAGTAAGATCTTTACAGCAGACAATGTGTTTGGTATCTTTACCAGCCGCAGTATGCGTGAAAAAGGACGTTATCAAATTCAAGCAATGAAAACTCGCAGCAGCAGTGGGGTTGGACAAAAGATTGATCTTGGTTATGATATTGAAACACTACGCATCTTTAATCTCAGTGAAAATGAACTAGCACAGCTGAGTCGTGAAAGCCCAGCTGACAGTGTACTTAAAAATCTCAAACCCACTGCAACAATTAAACCCGGGGAAGCAGCACGACGGCCGGCTACCGCAGAAACTCCTAGAGTCAACGCAGAAGCTAGCTCGGCACAAGTTCATGAAATGCTAGCTAAATTAAAATCTGAGAGCCGATAAATAAAATATAATCTTTTAGGGTGATTATCTTGGTTTCTAGATCCATTTTAGACGAACTTGACGCAGTTTTAGCCGCTAGAAAGGCTACTGACCGCGAGTCAATCATTGAGTCACGGGCTAATAATATTATTACCAGTGCTATCAACCTACTGGAGATGATTCACAAGAGTTATCCAGTGGAAGTGGCTGAAGATTTAGAAAAGCGTTTCTTAAACAGCATACGTGGTCGTAATGCCACAAAAATGAGTAACAGTCTTAAAAAAATAAAAAAGCAAAATCATGAAAGTTAATGAAATTATTGTTGAAGGACCATTTAGTACATGGGTAGGCGGGCACCTACAAAATCTCGGACAACGATTGGGTGCTAAGGATACTACTGATCTTACTGCACAAACCCAAACGGCGGTATTGGATCAACGAGTCAAAGCATGGCTACAGGCCAAACAGCAGTATACCGCTACTGGTCTAGATATGACTTATCATCAAAATTACAAAAAAGCATTGGATCAGTGGCTAGCGAATCAATACAATGCACCACCTGTTCAGAACTTTACTGCTGCTGTAAATGATAATAATGCTAAAGAATATATTGCTAAATCATTTGCAAACAAAATGGTTGCCCAACAGACACCAACCACTCCACCCCCTTCGCAATTACAGACTGGGTATGCTTTCCCTCGACCCATCCGAGGAAGAGCTAAGACGTCTATAACTGATACACAAGGACACACGTATACCTATACATTCCCTGCAGCCGGGGTCGCGCAAGGGCAATGGAGTTATAACGGTACTGCAATGACCCAACCAGAAGACATACAAACATTAAACAAGTTGTATCAAGAAAAAATAAATCCAAAACAAAAACCGGCACCAGCAACACCATGAAACTATACGAAATATCTAAAAAACCTGCAGCTCAATGGACTCTGCTTGAAGGTGCTGGCGGTGCTGAATTTGGACTGCCTTATGTTGAAGACTTGCTATTCAGCAAAAAGTATATGGGTGCATTAGAGGCCATGGACTTTATTGACAGTGTTAGAAAAATGTTAGCTGCTGGCAGTGGACAAATTGAAAACGTGTCTGAAAAGTGGGACGGTAGTCCTGCTATTGTGTGTGGCACTGACCCTGAAGACGGCAAGTTCTTTGTTGCTATTGCTCGCAGTATCAGTGGACGTGTACCTAAAATTGTCAAACGTGAAAGCGACATACAAAACTGGTATGGAGACAGACCTGAATTGGCTGATAAATTGCGTGTGGCACTAAAACACTTGCCTAGCATTGGCATTCAAGGTGTTATCAAAGGTGACCTCATGTTTACTGACAGCATGTTGGCCACTGAAGTTATTGACGGTCGAGAGTATATTACTTTTACTCCCAACACCATTACCTATGCTGTACCAGTAGGCTCAGCACTGTATAATAAAATTATTGCGGCTGAAATTGGCATGGCATTTCATACCCGCTATGAAGGTGAGACTGTACCTACCATGAGCCCAGTTGCAGGTAATGCTATTGCTGGCCTAACACACACAGCTAAAGTATGGTTTGATGACGACAGTTACAGAGACTATACTGGTATTGCTTCACTAACACCTGAGGAAAACCAACGCATTGAAAGTATGTTGGAAGCCGCTGTCAAAACACTGACCAAACTTGGTCCAGTCAAAGTAGACGAAGTGCTGTCCAATAAAGAATTTGCCAAGCATATCAAAGACTACATTAATCGCAGTATTGATTCAGGTGAGCATATTACTAACCCAACCAATTTCCTACAAGGTTTTGTTACTTTTTACAAGGGCAGGCAAGAGGAAGACATCGCTGGAATGAGGTCTGGACCAACCAGTGCAGCAGCAACACGACGTCGTGAACAAATGGCTGCTACTGAGCAATTTGTGGCTGACAACATGAATACTTTCCTAGGCATACTGGCTGTATACAAACGACTAGTAGAGCTGAAAATGGCCATACTGGCCAAACTCAACACCATTGACCACATTGGACACTTTGTTAGAACTGACGACGGATACCGTGTTACAGCACCCGAAGGCTTTGTGGTTGTTGGTCACGATTTTAATCGTGTCAAACTCATTGACAGATTGGAATTTAGTCGACTAAATCGAGCAAGGTCAAGATGAAATTGGAATTAATTACGGAACTAATTGAAAGCCGGATGTTTCGAAACGAAACCTCAATATCCAAACTCAAACCGCAACAGTTGGCTGAATATTTTTATGTTGGTATGCTGTACCTAAATGCACTGCGTCACGCAAACAAGTCGGCTGCAGGTAGTTACGCACAGTCTACACTACGCTACAACGAGTTTGATGGCGTTAAAAGTTCGGCAACAGACCTCTACAATTTGGCATCGGGTGCACTACAGGATCGCCAATTTCCTGAATTGGCGTTCAAGCGTTGGCTACGTGATATCATTGCTGATCGCAGAGACAGTAGACAAGACTATCAGTTGTTTACAGAATTTGAAAATGTGTTAAAAATTGACTCATCAGCACTGCGTGGTCTACGTCGTATTAGTTTGTATTACCAAGACTACAGCGCAGGGGCACAGAAAAACTTTTGGACTACTGTAACCCAATACATGAGGTCGCATATGCAAACCGTGGATTTGCTTGCTCTAAAACCAAAAAATTAGCATTTGGTATAAATACTAACAGTGCTCAAGCACATATTTAAAAAGGAAAAACATCATGGCATTACTCAGTCGTTTCAATGGCGCAGCAGCAGCTGGCGCATTTTATGGTTATAGCCCACTAGTTATCAAACTCGCTTGTACAGCTGGCTTCACAGCCAACAGTGGCGGTGCTGGTTCAGCAATCACTGAAGGTGGTTACGAGAAAGTTGTCCGTGCAGTTCAGCAACTTGGTTCAATCGTTTGGCTCGGTGCACAGAACGATGACGCTCTAACAGTCATCGTTGATGGCCCAACATTCAATGCTGGTGCTGGTGCTACAACATCTGGCGCGTACGGTGCATTGAAGGATGC